ATAGGTGCAGTGCCTTTAGGAATTACATCACCAGTCATATCAGGTATTGGTAATGAATCTCCTAAAGTATCACCTAAGCTTCCTGTAACCGCTTCTAACGCCTTCTCTTTTATATTATTGATAATTGCATCTTTATTTAAATAAACACCTAATCCAGCTCCTACAACGGTTAATGACACTACACCCGAAGCAACAGCTATTGCATTAAAAATTTTCTGCATTTTTTTAAAAAAAATCTCTTATTTTTATTTTACTCTAAAATTAAAAACTAACCAGTCTAGTCAGCAGGAATAGGGGTATTTCCTTCAGCTACCCAAGCAAGAAATTCTAAGTAATCGATGTTTCCTTCATCTTTAGGAATAGCTGCATTATCAGCTATTCTAATAATTACGTTGTCTTCTGATGTTATTCCTGTAATTGCATCAGTTTTGTTTCTTAGTTTGTAAGTCATAATTCAGCAGTAGCAGAAGCAATTTTAGCAGCAATAGGATAGCCAGAACCAATAGTCCAAGTACCACTACTTTTTTGACATCTTCCTATTCCATGTTTACCAATATCTCCTGCTGCAGCTGCTATACCATGTGCTGCTCCATGTTGCGTTACCACTCCAGCATTGTTACCAGCGTTATCACCAAAGACTACAGTAGGGGCTGCTCTCATAATCACTGGAAATTGCACACCCCCATAAGCTGCATCCTGATCGGCATTATCAGGTATAAAAATTCCAGCAATAGTATCGGTGGCTGCATAAAAATACCTACAACATAAAGCAAGCTCCTGTGCAAATGATCTATGCTCAAAATCTGTTGCCACGCTGCCTACTTCTAATTGTATTCCTGTAATAAAAAAGTCATTTGAAGTGCTATCAAAAACATTTACCTGTCCTGTAGCTCTAGCAGTAGAAGAAAATGATGCCCATGCACTTGGTAAAGTACTACCAGTAAAATCTGTTCCAGCCATTAACCAAAAGAAAATTCTTAAACTTGACCCATTATCATTACCAAAAGCACCTGTTGTATCGGCTGGAAAAGTTAAAGTTACTTTTTGCCATGCATCTGCTGAACTGATTGTGTAACTTTTTGCAACGTGTCTATTATTATCATTATCATATAATTCAACAACATGAATACCTGTTTTCGGTGATTTTACATGAAAAGAAATTGTATATTGTTTTGCCTGTGCTGTTCCTTTACAAAAAACCTGTACATCTTGACCTTCTAATCTATGTTCTATAGCAACAAAATGCCCTGCACTTACAGTTCCACTTGCTGTTGTGCAATCATATTTTAAACTATTTGAAAATCCATACCCTGCTGGAACATCTGTGCTTTGTGAAGCAGTGTATCTCATACTTCCAGTTCCAGCCTGTCTAAATCTATCAGGAGCAAAATAACCTTCACTTGCTCCAGTACCTGATGCCGAGGTCGATCTTTGAAAAACTTGAAATCCTCCGTTAATTATTAAATTACGATTACTTAGGTTATTAGTAATATTGGCAGTACAAGTTCCATCATTAGCTACTGTTATAGCATCCGATGATGCTGATACTCCTCTGATTCCTCCGACTTTTAATGTACTCATGATTAACTAGGCTCCGTTGGGAAAGTAACGGATGACATATCTAAATCTCCATTATTATCTAGTTTAGGTGATGCAGACGCAGGTAAATCTCTCAGTGCCTGTCGGTAGGTTTTCCAAGCATCAGTAAGACCTACATCTGAACTATCTCTCCAATCAGTAGCAGCTAATCTTTTATTTCTTTCTTCTCTTAATAACTTAAATTCTTCTAAACCTATTAGCCTTGTTTGTTCTGTAGTAATCTCTGTATCTGTTGGCTGTGTTTCTTTCTCATCTCGCCAATCAATAGTTGTATCATCAATAATAACCCATGCTGCATTGGGTCGTAATGAATAAAGTGCCTGTCCTTTTGTAATTTTCATCCAGCTATCTCCGATAAAATCATGCTACTATACATTCTTCCTATTGTTGATCCATCTGCGTCTGTATTTGTTTTATTTATAAAATGTTCAATGTACCCTGCATAAGCATGACAATGTGCAACTTTATACTGAACAGAACTTGTAGTATTTGGAGAATCTAAATATTTTATATTTACTTGATATGACCCATATCCAGTTGAACTAGTTGACCTAAATGCAGCAGTAACTCTTCTCCTAGTATCAGCAGCGTCACCTATTGCACCTGAAACAGCACTAAATCCTCCAGAGCCACCTATTTCTCTATATAAAATAAGTTGAGCAAAAGAATTATTATCATTCAATGTAGTATTTAAGTAAACGTCTACTAATATTTTATTTGATGATGACGCAGGGGTTAGTGTTGCCGAGGGTTGATTAGGTACATATATTGTATTGTTTATTCCAAAAGAACCAATACCAGTAAATGTATCTTGAACAACTTGAATTACATTTCCTGACTTTGGATTTGTTGTAGTTAAAACTGTACCACTTGCTGTATCAGGGACATTTAGTACTCTTGCGTTTGAACCAGAAGCTGGAGCCTTAATTTCAAAGGTTCCTCCTCCAGAATCAGCTGTTAATTTAATACTACTCATGGTTTTGGATATTTAGCCTTTACAGCAGCAATATGATCTTTCCATGTTGTTGTTCCATTTATCAGATCCCAATATTGCATGTCTAATTGATCTCCAACTGATGCATAAATAGTATCTGTTTCCCCAGTGGCTCCTGTTCTTTGTTTTTGATAAAGTGATGACATATTGAAAAATCCTTTATTAATTTATTTTAGAAGAGCTAAACATTATGTATCTCCTATACGAATAAAATTAAAATTAGTTATTGGTATGCTTGTTCCAGTTATATTAGAACCCCCACTAATAGAAGAAACTACAAATTTTACTTTAACTTGACTGACATCTGTTACATCTAAAAAGTACAAACTTGACGCACTTGTTTCTTTACTACCAGAACCATTTAAACCACCAACAGCATGTGTAACACCTGTGTAATCACTATTATTTGTAGTTACATTTAACACTACATCAACATTATCTGAACCATCAATTTGAAATCTTATATTAAAATTTACTATCCATATTCCCGTATTTGGAAAAGTAAAAATACCACTAGATACAGACATACCAGATCCTAATGGGACAGCAGTGCCAGCACTAGTTGTTCTTGCAAGGTTTGAACTTATAGTTCCATTACTTGAATGAGTCGAAGATAAATACCATTGATCAAAACCTGTAATTCCAGGGACAGTTGTTTTAGCTGCCGTTACTGCATTAGCAGCAAGCATATCAGTATCTACTATTCCGTCTGGTAAACCTCCTACCGAGACTCCTGTTACTGTTCCTGATCCGTTAATTCCAATAGGCATAATTTAAACCACCGTATAGACTGAACCGCTAGGTATCGTGAGGGTCACGCCTGCGTTAATTGTAATCGGTCCAAAGCTACCAGCATTGCAGGTAGATCCAAATGAAGTTCCGATTGTGTAGTTAGTTGTTATTGTTGTTCCATTCTCAATTATCACCTTGTCAGACCCACCACCAGTTGCTCCAGATGGTGCATCAACATAAGAAAGTACACCAGCTCCATCTGTAGATAATAGCTGGCCTGAACTACCTGTATTGGTTGGGAACTGAGCAATCTTCG